CCAATCTGGCGGGGGTCAAAGGTAAGGAGCAATCATCTCTGGGTAAAGGCAAGAGTCCATCGCAACTGGGGCAAGCCCTCGCGGGGGCGGCTTTCGCTCAGAGGGTGTTGGCCAATCCGTCCATGGTGGGCGGGGTGGCTGTGACCGATGCTGCGAAGACAGGCGACCAGCTCCGTGAGAGGGCATCAGCGGCCTTCGAGCAGTATTCCAACAGTCCGCCCGAGCTTCTGGAAGCTGCGTCCAGTCAGATGGCCGAGCAGCTCGAAGGGTTGACCGAGGACTCGCCGCGCCGCCAAGAGCTGGAAAACATCCTCGATGGTCTGCATCTTGCCTCGATAGTGAATGGCAAGGATGACGACACAGGGCCGACGGACGCGGACGGCAACCCGCTCCGCCCGGAACCCGCCCCCTCCTTCAAGGTTCTGGCCAAGGCCATGGCCAAGCGTGGTGACGCGGAATCGCTCCTCGGGACCACGGAGGAGTTCTACACCCCGGAGACACGGACGACGGTCAAGGCGGCGATGGAGGACATGGACGATGACCAACTGGGGGATTTCCTCGGGGGGTCGGAAAGCCCGAAGGGTCCACTCATTGACGGCTTGAAGGACTCGGACATCAGTGATGAAGGGAAGCAGTTTATCCGTGACCTCCTGCGAGAGATGGCCACCAACGAGATGACTACAGGTCATGCTCTGGTGTCCGCAGCAGCCGAGGCCGAAGCGCGGTCTTCGGGGCAGACGACCCAGCTTGCTTCACGCATCAAGGGCATCCTCAAGAAGAAGTACGACGCCCTGACCAAGAGACAGAAAAGCCCGAAGGTCATGACCGCGATGGAGAAGATGACCAAGTGCCTCGCTTCCGCGAAAAGCCCGGATGAGATAAAGGCGTGCAGTGCCATGGGCCTCGATTTAGAGGTGAACGAACTGAGCTGCTTCGTCGAGGAGTCGGAGCGAGCCGGAAAGTTGGACCCCAACCACCCTGTGTTGGTGCAGGCGAAGCGTGTACTTGAAACTCGTGACCCGAAGGAGTTGGAAATCAGGTATCAAAAGGCAGAGGAAAGGTAAAGTTTGGCTTTTGGCCGGAAACTTTCTTCAATCTTTTGCCTATATCGAGGACATATAAGCGAAGGGCCATGTGCCCAAGCATGTCCTCTCGGATTCTTCAAGGAGGAATGACCCATGCAGATGACCAAGAAGGGCGCACAGGCCGTGACCGACACATTCGACCGGATGGCCACGCTCCTGCAAGACGAATGGGCGACACTCGGCATCCCGCAGCACATCGCCAACGACATGGCGTTCCGCTGTGACCTGCTCTCGTCCAGCATCGAGCAGACGGCAGGCATCAAGCGCGAAGCCCTCGACGGGCTGGATGTCCACAAGGAGGAAGGCTTCGACCCCGAGGAAATCGGTGAGGAGAAGGCCGGTCCTCTGGAAGACGAGCCGGACGAGCCGTACATGAAGGACGAGTTCACCCAGCAGGAGAACCGCGAGCTGCGCGAGAAGCAGGAAGAGGGCGAGCTGCCCGGTGGCAGCCTCGAACCCCAGTCCCCGAAGCCCGGCGTACAGGCGGCCATGGACGAGCTGACCGCTGCCCTTGCCGGGGTCGAGCATCCGCAGGTCGAGCGTGCCATTCGGCTGGCGCTGGACGTGGCCAAGGTCGCCAAGGCCGCCAAGCACGACGAGGGCAAGGAAGTGGGGGACAAGGAAGCGTCGTCCACCCGCGAGCGCCACGCCCACGGATTCAACCTGACCGCGTAGAGCTTCGTGGAGGACCGATGTCGCAGGCACGTACCGGAGCCTACATCGACTTCCAGCAGCGAGCCAAGGAGTTCTCTGTTGGCAGGGTGGTCTACCCGACATGGGGTGAGTCCACGGACACCAACGGAAGAGTGACTGCGGTCTGGCCTGCCATCGGGATGGTGGACGTAGAGTGGCCTCACGGGAATGAGCGTGTCCCGGTAGAGGAACTCCAACTGCTCACCGACAAGACCGACTACGACCCGCCACGCAGCGACAATGTACCGGGAGGAGCCGAAACCGTGTCCGTACCCGGCGGTCCTGAAGGGCTGCCCAAGAGGGCGGACGTGGACATCAGGGCGTCCGTCCGGCGTGTCGCGGAAGCCTTCGTCAAGAGGGCGCTCTACTGGGCCAGCGTGGACCGTCAGTACAAGGCCACCATCGAGGAGTGCGGCGGAGGGCAGTACCGATGCCCCAAGTGCAAGGACGGAATCCTCCAACCGGCGGCCTACAAGCGGCGTGACGGCCAGAGCGAGCGTCTTCTGGGCTGCCCGAACTGCCTGTTCCTCATCAAGAGGAACGACATCATCGGTCATCCCGACTACGACGACGGCAGTGCGGTCAAGGAACCGTTCAGCAAGTTGCGTGTCCAAGCAGAGGGAGCGTAGATGGCGTTCACGAAATACGCCAGCGCGGTTGTCGTGCAACCCAACGTCAGCAAGACTGAGTGGCGGGGTGTGCGCGTAGCAGCCACTCCCCCGAAGGTTGCGAGCAACGACCTGAACGGGAACCTCCTCAAGAGGGCAGAGGAGCTGTTTGACGGCCCCTTCGACCCCTCCAAGTATCTTCTGACCCACGCAACCATCATCGCTTCAGTGGACACCTACGAGCCTTCAGGGACCAAGGTAGGCTCCGTGCTGGAAGACGGCTTCCGGGTCAACCGCAAGTTCGGGGACTTCCGAGTCACCTCCGACACCCAGAAGTACATCAACAACAACCGGGACGCATGGCAGCGCGACGTGCTGCTTGCATCCTTCCAGACCTTCATCGGCGGACACAACTTCGTCGAGCATGTGCAGGTGGAGGAGCTGTCCAAGGGCCGCATCATCGACGCCGTGGCCCGTGACATCAACGGCGAAACCATCTACATCGACATCCTCATCGCCACCGACCGGAAGCACACGGACCTCGTGAAGGCCATCGAGTCGGGCAAGATGGGAACCCTGTCGATGGGCTGCACCGTGGACGGGACCATCTGTACCAAGTGCGGCCACTGGGCAGCCGACGAAACCGAGATGTGCGACCACATCAAGTACGCCAAGGGCAATACGTTCATCGACGAGAACGGCGTGCAGATGGTCATCGCGGAGCTGTGCGGCCACAAGAGCATCGGGCCGACAGGCGGTGTCCACTTCGTCGAGGCATCGTGGGTTGGCACCCCGGCGTTCACCGGGGCCGTCAAGCGCAACATCCTCGTCCCCAGTGCCGAGGTTTCCCGGCAAGCCGCCAAGATTCTGGCCTCGCCCCCGCCCCAGTGGGCGTCCGACGAGATGCGGAAGGTGGCGTCCCTTCTGGGGACCGAGACGGGCAAGGACCGAATCCTCGTGGGCCGGGTGGACTCAGCCCCCGTCACGGGGAAGCAAGAAGTCCGCAACGCACTCGACAACGAGGATGTCTTCTTCGCCGGGTGGATGGACGAGGACGAGGGCGGCGGCGGGGGAGATGACGCCGAAGGAGAAGCAGCCCCCGCAGCCCCAGCCGCTCCTGACGCCGACCCCTTAGACGACGCCGCGACGCAGTTGGAACAGCATCTTCTCGACCGTGCCATCAAGAAGGTCAAGGACCGGATGCAGAAGAAGGACGTGGGCGACGCTCTGTCTGACCAGTCCTCCATGGCACCCAACGACAACATCATCAAGGAAGCCAAGCTCAAGATGTACGCGGGTGGCCTGTCAGCCATCATCCGTACAGCGTCCTCTCAGGTACAACTTATCGACAGCGTGGCCGCCTACAACCAGCAAGTGGGAGTTCAGCTCCCGGTGCAGGTCTATCGGGCGGCCCTCATTGTCGGTGGGAGTGACCAATACCCGACAGTCGGGGAGTTCCGCGAGGCATGTGACCGAGCATTCGGTCGCACGGCGACAACCTCGGAAGCCAAGGCTGTCTTGAAATTGGGAAGGATGCTCTCCCGGTGGGACCGGGCGGAGCGAAACTTTTAGGCAGTCGCCAAGGAGGACCACATGAAGCGTGTACGCCTGACAGACGCAGGGCGCAAGGCGTCTGCCCCGCCCGCGACCCCCGGCTACGGCTCGGAAGACCAAGACCATCCCGCACACCAGCCGGACCCGGCGCACGAGGAGTATGCCAAGGGCAACCCCTCGGAGTGGGCAGAAGACCCGCGTGAGCCGCCGTACCCCGAGGGCAACCCCCCGGCGGACCCCGGCTACGACAAGGAGGACCAAGACCACCCCGCGCACAAGTCCCCGGCCCGCGTCCCGAAGGAAGCGAGCCTCAAGGCGATGGTCGAGAAGAAGGCCGCCAAGTGCATGGTCGTGGCGTCCAAGATGCTCGGCAAGGACGCCGCGCAGGGTGACGTGGAGGCTCAGGCCCTCGACCTGCTCGACATGCCCGAAGCCCAGCTCACCGCGACCATGAAGCGCCTCGGCGGCGACTTCCTCGGTTACGAGGAGCTGCTGGACGAAGTGGAAGTCGAGGACGAGGCACTCCCCGTCGAGGAAGAGGGCATCGAGGAACTGCTGGCGCAGGACGGGCCGGTCGAGCCGGTCGTCGAGGAAGACCCGATGCTGGCCCGCATGAAGGCGCTGGAAGACGAACTCGCCTGCATGAAGGCCGCCGGAAAGGCCGCCGAGGACCAGAACGCCCCCGGCGGCGACCCGAACGCCCCCAACGACAACGGCATCTCCGAGGAGGAGGCCGAAGGCGAGACGGCGGGGAAGAAGGCCGAGGACGAGGGCGAGGAGAAGGAAGAGGACAAGGAAGCCTCCGTGACCCCCATCGAGGCCATGTTCGACAGCATGGACTCCGACGGTGACGGCTTCGTGACCGCCGAGGACTGGACCGGGAACAAGGCAGTCTTCGCCAGCCTCGACACCGACTCCGACGGCATCATCGCCCGCGATGAAGTCCTCAAGGCGTTCGGCAAGAAGTCCGAGGACGAGGAAGAGAAGGAGGACAAGGAAGCCTCCGACGGCGACCTCAGCGAGATGGCGGGCAAGAAGAAGGCCGAGGACGGCGAGGAAGAGGAAGCCGACAAGGAAGCCGCCGACAAGGACGCGGGCTGCGAGAAGCTTCCCGAGGGAGCGATGCGCGACAACTGCGAGAAGAAGAAGGAAGAGGGCAAGGAGGCCGCCGAGGACGAGAAGGAAGAGGAAGCCCCCGCCGACAAGGAAGCCAAGAAGTCCGAGGACGAGGAAGTCGTCGAGGAAGAGGAAGTGGCCGAAGCCTCCGAGGCCGAGAAGGAAGCGGGCGTGTTCGCCATGACCGCTGACCCGATGGGCATCGGGGACGGTACGGTGGATGCCGGAGTCGATGACGCGCTCATCGACGAGGTGTTCGGCGTCGAGGCCGCCAAGAAGTCCGAAGACGAGGGCGAGGAGAAGGGCGAGGAAGAGGAAGCCGACAAGGAAGCCGCCAAGAAGTCCGACGACGACTCCGAAGAGGAAGTGGTCGAAGAGGAAATCGAGGGCGAGACGGCGGCCAAGAAGGCGGACGAGCAGAAGCCCCAGCGCCCGAAGCAGGCCGCCGGACCCAAGACCGTCGGGAACATGACCCGGACCGCCGGACAGGCGGGCGACGCCGACGAGCTGCAAAGCCTCTGGAACACCGCCCCGGACGTTTCCGAGGTCTTCGGCATCCCGAAGGGCGAGTAACCGACCCCACGGCACCCCCGATTATTCGGGGGTGCTAGGGTGGTTTTCACTAACCGCCCTATATATGGGCCGTATTAGTGGATGAAAGGTCGCCTCGGGGGGTGGCCTGACCTTGGAGGTTCCGAATGGGACCAGTACCCCACCGACCCTGTGAACAGGGTTCAGCAGCAAGGAGGTAATCATGCCGCTGGATGGACAGGCTTCGGGTGGATGGACGGAAAGCTCGTCGGCTCTCCGATTGCTGAATGCGGGTGTCCGCAACAGCATCGGGATTCTCACCGACGACGCCTACACCCAGACCAACCCGACTGCGGTGGCCACGAATGTCACGACACGGGTGGACCAGACCCTCACGGGCGTCCTCTCCGGTTCCGTGGCCTTCACCCGGCCAGACGCAGGAAGCAACTTCGTGGGTGGCCCCGGCAGCAATGCCGTTCAGGTCGCCATCGCCGCAGACGTGGCTCAGGCCATCGGCTACCGCGTTCTCGGCGTCTTCATCAACAGTGCCAACGGAAACTCATACGAGAACCTGCCCGGCATCGCGTCCGGGAAGGGGCCGTACATGAGCGCCCAAGGCACCTACGGGAACGCCCTCTACGAGACGGCCCTCATCGGGGACTCGGTGGGAGGCGACCCGGCGGCAGGCGCGGCCATCACGTACACGAACGGGCAGCGCCTCATCGCCTCGCGGAACGGCTTTTTGATGCCTCGGGACCAGCTCAACGCTGCCGGTCTGGCCATCGTCTCGTGCGATGACCAAGCCTGCGCCGCAGAGAGCTTCGTCCTCGCGGCGGACAACAGCTCGACCATGATTGGCATCCTCAAGATGCCGCCGGACAGCGTGCAGACGGAGCTGGTCTACGACCAGCGAGTCTAACCAAGGGAGGTTACTACCATGAGTGTATCGAACGCGACCAAGCAGCGCGTCATCGGTGAACTCATCAAGACCCCCCAAGGTCGGATGAGGCTCGCTGCCAGCATGACGCAACCCCTTCGCACCCGGCGTGACTACGCCGCCGTGGGGCGCAAGACGTTCCTTGTGGAACAACTGCCGGATGGGGCATTGCCCATCTACGACAAAGACCCCGACGTGACAGCGTATGTGGTTGGCGAGGAAGGCCAGAACATCCTCGCCGTCACCAAGCCGCGCAGGGTCATCTTCCCGCTGTTCGAGATTGCCTCGAACCCCGAAATCCCGCTGACCCAAATCAAGGAACGGCGCTTCGACCTCATCGAGCGGTCGCAAGACCTCGCCCGTTCAACGATTCAGGCCGCCGAGGACGAGAGGGTGTTCGCGGTACTCGACAGCATCGCAACCGCAGGCTTCGACAGCCTGCCCGCCCAGCTCAACCCCGACATCCCCGTGGTGGCCCCGCTCTCGGGCGCGGTACTCGCGGATGCCTTCTCGCTCATCGAACGCCACGACCTTCGGGTCGCCCGCGTCTACATGAACGCGAGGGACTACGCCGACCTGCGGAAGTTCGGGCGCGACATCCTCGACATCGAGTCGCAGGCCACCCTGCTGAAGACCGGCCTCATGGCGACCCTCTGGGGCGCACAGGTCGTGACCAGCAGGCTCGTCCCCGTGGGAACGGTCTACGTATGCTGCGAGCCGGAACACTTCGGTCGGATTCCCGTCCGTACCGAGCTGACCGTGCTGTCCGCAGACGACCCCAAGACCCGGACCATCGGCTTCTCGGTGTTCGAGAACCTCGGCCTCGGTGCCTTCAACCCCCGTGGACTCACCCGCCTGACCATCACCCGGTAACGGGTGAAGTGGCGGCCCACTGGGCCAACCTGACCCAATCGAACGCCCGGCCCCCGAGCCGGGCGTTCGTGTCTCTGGTCACTTTTTTCTCCCCAAGTAGGTCCTCTTTGACCCTCTTCCGAGTAGCAAGGTAACAAGGAGGGTCCATGTCCAGACAATCCGCTCCCCATGGCATTGATGACCTCATTGCAGGCACCCTTGGGCTACCTAAAAAAGAACTGTGGGACTATCAAGTCTTTCACGCCTACGAGCTTGTGGGACAACTACTCACGGACCACGTAACCATATTGGGTGGCCCCATGGGGTGCGGGAAGACTATCATCGTCCGGTACTCTGTTGAGATTCTTCTCTCGACTGGGGCACTGCGGGCGGCCTTGGTTGTAGCCCCCCAGCACCAAATCAAAGCCAGTTGGAGCGAGGGCGCGGTCCTGACCCTCCCCAAGAAATACGACCCTACGGTCTGGGAACTCGGGTCAGGGGTCACTATCCGACAAGACCAGTGGGAGGAAGTGTCCAAACCCTCCTATGAGCTGGCTCCGTGGTTGGCGCAGAAGTCACCCACCCCCAGAACTCTGGTTGCAACCCATCAGGGCCTCCTCACTGCGTTTGACTCGGCTCGCGGGGGCTTCTTCGAGAAGGGATTGGATGGGAAATTCACAGACAAGAAGCTCGATTTGACCGGGAGACTCCTTATCCTCGATGAAACCCATCATGTCGCTGTGGACAACGCAATGGGGCGAGCCGTAAAGGCTTGGGAGGAGCAAGGAGGAATGCTGGCATACGTTTCCGGGACATTGTTCCGGCAGTCGGGCAAGATACGTCTTCCCGACATCACGCCGTCGTTCCGTTCACAGGCACAGCACGTTATGGAGGGGTTCGCCCCGGAGCTTAATT